TTCATGGAGCCTTAAATTATATGACTCCAGTAGAATATCGTTTATCTAAAATGACCGAATAAAAATTGTATAAAAAAGTGTTGACAATCCACTTTTTCAGGATACGCTTCTGGACAACTTCGTCTACGGAAGAAGAAGTCAGCGACAGTCTGGTCTTGAAACGGGCCTGAATACGGGAGAACTCATCGGCACGAACTTTGATGATTTCGTCGATGGCTTCCTGACCGGTGCAGCATACCCATACCTTTCCTTCGCACTCGCTGCCGATTTTCTCGGTCAGGGACTGCAAGTTTAGGAGCATGTCTGTATCCGTACCAACGTACTGGCCAGCTTCGTCAATCATGAACAGAAGCCTAAAATCCTTCGGCTTGCTGTCTACATAGGCCTTGATATCACGAACAAGCTGAGCAATGGAAAGTTCCACAGCCGTTTTGTCATTAAACCACTTCTTGGCGTCATCCTCACTCATATCCAGAACTTCCATCAAAGTCGGGATGATGAACTTGCCGTTGAAGGCAAAGGCGCGGCGCATCTCTACCCAAGACTTGCCCTTTTTCTCCTCGAACACACGACGGAACTCCTCGGTCTTGCCACTCTGCTCGATGTAGTATTCCAGCATGGCAACCTTTAGGTTTTCGCCATAGAAGCCAAGGTGGTTATAGAACATCTTGGCAAACACACGCATGACGGCGGTCTTGTCTTTATTGATGGAGCCTTCGATATCGATATTGAACAGGATAGTCTCGGTGGCACCCTTGGTGGCACGGTCAATCTGCATGAAGGTAGCAGGGTCATCTTCGAACTTCTGACGGAACAGTTCTACCGTATTGGTATCGCCAATGGCTCTGTTCTCCAGAATGTAGGACAACATTTTCAGGAAGTGAGATTTACCACTTCCAAAGAAGCCTGAAATCCACACGCCAATATCGGCTGTCGGCACGTCGAAGGAATCACTATAGTAATTGAAGAAGGCCGAAAAATGCTTTCTCAGTTCTTTGGTGATGACATACTCTCGAACTTCCTGCTCGATGATGTCGATGGAATCTTGGTCTACCTTGATGACACCATTAATCGGTCTGTTGATGTCATCATGGAACATGTTTTGTATTCTCATGGATGCGGCCTCCTTTATATTTCATTAAAAGCCCTGTAATAAGGGTTAGGTGTCAGTTTATCGAATAAGCGCACATAGTTGCCATCGAATGTTCCCGGATACATAACCAGAATCGGGATATCCGAGAAATGCGGCTGTAGGGCTTCCAGCAGCGAATGCACTCTCATGAATGGGAACACATCGCCAACACCGGTCAGGAGAAGGATGTCTCCCGGTTTATGTGGCTCATACTGTATTTTCTCGATGAACTCGCCTTCGCCGATAGCAGAATGAAGCTGCTCCAGCAAGAAGGTCTTTCCATCGCTTTCTTCCATGTCAGGGATGGCATCGGTAATATCAATGTCATCACAAAGGGAAAGATAGGTCTTGTAAAGATTGCACTCCACCAAGTGGCAGGCAATCGTCTGGTCTGTGGTTACCTGTTCAATGAACTGGCGAACAACCATCTCATCTGATGCCGGATAGCAAAAGATGCGGATATTTACCTCGTTGCTCAGGCCTTTGCCTTCGAGGAACTCCGGCTGCTGTATGTGATTGCGCAAGTTATCCAAGCGCTCTTTTATCGTGGCCATGCTGCGCCTCCTTTACGAAAAGTAATTGAATGCCGGAAGAACGATGTCATCGTTGTTGCTGCGGATGGCATTTTCCAGAATTGGATTGAGCCATACCGGATTCAGGTGGTCAGCGCTCGTGCTGTCGATATACTCGTTCTCCACCAGCATTTTATTCAGCACCTGTTTGACCTTCGTGATGGTGCTGTCACTCCAAGTGGCGACCCAATCGTCCTGCTCTTGCAGGCGAAGGAAAAAGGTGTTCAAGTCTATCTTACCAAAGGAGGTGTCCCTTAATCTGTACTTCTCCCCGATAACTGTAATCATAAAATCCCAAACCAGCCGGTACTGCTTCATCATGGCGTACAGGCATATCTGCTTGGACACTTCGGATGGCTGCGTAGCCATTGCTGCTATAAGCGATTCGTCGTTCATAGCATGCAATCTGCGGATGCAGGCCAGTGCCATTTTGCGCACAGACTTTTCCGTTGGGTACTGGAACAGATTCTCTGTTACGATTCTGTTTGCGGTATCTTCATCGGTCAGGCCCTCATTCAGCAGCTTTGCCGTCGTGCGCATTTCATAAAATAAAAATTGTTCTCTTGTTATGGCGGCATTGTAGGGACTGGCATCCCTCAGTGCTGCCGAATTATTTTGAGCCATAGTTACTTATCCTCCTGTGGAGCCTTCTCTCCCTGCGGAGCATCCTCCACCACTTCCATGATATCGCTGATATCACATTTTAAAGCAGTGCATATACGCAGAAGCACTTCTGTGGTAATGTTGTCGCCCTTACCGAGTTTGGCAACAGATGCGGAGCTGATTCCGCTGGCTTCTCGCAAGTCCTGCTTATTCATATTTTTATCAATTAACAATTTCCAGAGCTTGTTATAGCTGATATACATTCTCTTACCTCCGTATGCTTCGAAAACAGGTTATTACGCATCAATACACATCATGCAGGAATCCATAACGCTCGCCATCAACCTTTCTCTTTGTAAAGGTGATAACGTTAGCGCCGCTTGCCGCAAAATCCAAGTGTGGAATATGGTCTAAGTTTTCAATCACAATCAACTGGCCCTCCTGGTGGTTGATGAAATAATTAAACAGACCAGCTTTCATACTTTCCGGTGCATCTTCTGAATCATCCTCATCAAATCCATGAAGTGGCGTATCAATAATCAGTAATTCCGGATTGTAGATGGCGTGCTCATTCAAATACTTACGGAACATGAGAGCCACTACAGTATTCAAATAAGAGCAGTAACCTTTTCCGTGACTTGCACCCTTCGGCTCTCCATTTACTTCAATATCGAATTTCTTCATGTCGAATCGAGCTGCAGCAAGTCCTTGGTATTGACATTCCTGCAAAATTGAATCAGCATACTCACTCATCGTAGTCTGAAACTGACTATCAAAGTGTTCTTTCGGGTGATACTGAATCTGCTCCATGTCTTTTTCTTCCTGTTCCTTTATGGCAAGCTCGTCTAAATCGCCAGACCAGTCCTTCGCAAATTCTGCGACAATCTGCATTTCCTTATTGATTTGTATATAAGCCCGATAGCCATTGATTGATTCTGTCAGCTTTGCAGATTCTGGTTTCAGCTCTTGCTCAATCATTGCTTCAATGTTTGAGCGTTTCTTTCTCTGCTCATCGAGTTCTTCCTGAATCTTTGCCTGCTGCGCTTTCACATCCTTTTCGGTTTCAACCAATCCCTGCATCTGCGACATTATCCTGCCAAGCTCTGCCTTTGATGTTTCAATATAGGATTTATGACTGTGGGGAGTAATCTTTCCTTCGCAAAATGGGCAAGAGGTTACTTGTGGCAGTTTTTTCGTTTCAACTTCGCCCTCAACAATAAAAGAAAGACGCTGGATGTCCGCTTTATACTGGCTTCGAAGATTCTGATATCTCGACAGAAGCACATTGCACTCAGCTGATTTTTCTTCGAGAGCCATAATAGACGACAGTAACTTTTTGCTTTCTTCTAATGCTGCAGCGATTTTGTGTTCTGTTTCCTCCAGAGAAGAAATCATCTGAGCAATTTGAGCCTCAATATCAATACCACCGAATATTTGCAATTCTTTTTCCAGACGTTCCTTTCTCTCGCCAGCATTTGAAAGTTTCCCATTGACATATTCTTCAACAGCTTCTTTCCTTGCTTTTCTGATTTCCTTCTGCGTCTGGACATCCATTTCAGAGAAATCCTGACCCGTCAATAAGTAAATCAGTGATGACATAAAGAGCGTCTTCTCATATGTTTCCTGCGGCTCAATAATAGAAACTTCGTCATCAATCCTTCGCTCATTTACATAAAACAACCGTAGCAGGTTAGTCCATGTCAGGCGCTCAGGCTTGAAACGTGCATTTGCAGGCACCTTGGGCTCGCCGCTTATACCAAGCAGATGAAGCATTATTATGTTGAAATCAGGTGTTTTTGACTTCTCAGAGTGTTTCAGGTTATATGTGCCACTCTCAATTCCTTCGATTTGTGTGGATACCTCCACCTGATTTTTCCCAACCTTACGACTCACCGTAATATCGCCTTTATCGGAAGCCAGTATAACAATCGCCTCATTATATCCAGCAGACGGTTTAAACGGTGTCGTTAAAGTTTTCATGCTGCCGCCAAAGACAAATTCAATGCACTTAACAATGCAGGTCTTACCAGTATCAGACCGCCCTTGAATCACATTCAAACCCTGCTCAAAGGTAACATCAGCAGCTTCTTTTGTTTCACTTTTTGCAATCACTTTTTTAATCCAAAAACCAGCCATTCTGCTACCTCCTTAACGATTTCATGGATGCCTTATTTATCACATCCATAATTTCCGAATCTGTTCTGTTTCCAAACTTCTGCACAGTTATATGCGCCAGCTTTTTGTAGGCCACAGCGTATTCTGACTGCATTCTTTTTGAAGCACTGAATCCTGCTTCAGTTATCGCATATTGAAATCCATCACGACCTCTTACCACTTTTACCGTTCCATCCAGTACCATATCCTTTAGCGTGCTCTGGATGCTTTTTCTTCGGGCAGCATATTCGCTGAAGCCGAAATCATTATCACCATTTAGCACTTGCTCCGACAATTCAAAGTACCTGCTGTAAACAGTAAGTAAATCATACTCTGCGATTCTGTCAGCAGTTATCCCATAGCCACAGACTGATAAAAGAAGCATAATCCGTAGCGATGTTTCAAATGTACTATTAAATACCTTTTCCATATCAGACCACCCACGAGCTTATCGTCCCGTCATTCACCAGTATGTGGCAAATACCCATTTTCTCTAAGTTTCCTATTAAACTACGGATTTGACTCAAAACAGACAAATCCAAGGTTGTGTTTGTTACTTTCTCAAGAACAGCAACCAGCCTTTCATAACCATCTGCATACTTTCGGCTGTTGCGATATGTCATTCGGATACCATCCCATGCATCTTTTTTCAGTTTGGCAAACTCATCTTCTCCATCATCAAAAGTATCTCGAATGGAATGTTCAATGCTCTCTGCACTGTAATAGGCTTTTCGCTGGTCTGAAAAGTCCTCCGGGAATGGGTCAGGCAAGGATGGAATGTCTGCTTCCGTAATGCCCGTTTTCCCTAACGCCTGTGCGTAGGCATCACACAGTGCTTTTATATATTTCAATTCAACATTTGCAACATTCTGTGGCACCAACATCTGATGAATGACGATTTCTTCACCACAAATATGTAGCTTGTCGCCTCTGCGCTCTATTGTCGGAGGGGCGATATCTTTTATACGTTTACCCGTTTCTTTCTTCTTAATAGTAAGCGTGGTTATATCATCGGATTTTCCTTCGGCCCGATTGTTAATAATCTGGGCCATGATGTTGCCGCAGATTTCGCCAACGTTATCCGGATGAGCGTCAAATCCATACGCCCTGATATCTTCGCTCATTTGTGACAGCGCATCAAAGGAGTATTGATTTACAAAATCTGCAAAGTGTGCTTCATCAACACGAGAAAGCATAATACCTGCATCTTCTTCGGAAATATTCAACCTCGAACCAGTGTAAATGGCCTGCAAGGTGGATTTTTCCTTCCCGTACATTGGGTTTATATCCTTATCTGCGCTTCCTATTTTTTCGATGGCTACGTCATCAAGTATGGCATCTGTCAAAATCTGAACACACATAGCGGTGGTTTCACTTCTATTTCTTCTGTACTTATGCAGCACCTTGGCTAATTCACAAAATCTCAATCGAGTGCTCCTCCTTCCATGTATGCGGTGATGTATGCAGATGTATGCGCATGTCGCTAAATAAAAAATATGATTTTGTATACTGAGTTTGTAAGAAGCAAAGAGCAAATTACACTTCTTGCAATCTACACTTTTTAATTATAGCACGTTGGTGTGTAGAAAACAATATCTTCACGATGACAAATATGTGAACAGCGATGCAATACAAAACATTTTCTAAACACCAACTGCTAAAAAGGCTTTTATAGAGGAAGAAAGGCAGGTGAAACAGATGAAATCCTCCGACCGAAAAATGTGGGAAACCAATATTGAAAATGCTGCCTCCACAGTGGCAGCCGAGTATGGTAACGCCGTAGCAAAATCAGTTTTTGCACGCTATGGTGCCCACGGCTTTTATGATTTGGCCCCATGCAATTACAGTGAAGTGTTCGCTGACCTGGAGCAAATCGCCAACGACAACTAAAATAACCGCCCTGAGCAAGGCGTAAAACTACTTTTCCTGAAACCCGCTCACCTTCTTCGTGGCCACGAGGTGTGTTCGTAGCGGATGGATGGAAGAACTTTCAATATAGAGTGCCAGCTTAACGAACGGCTGGTCACCGATTCGAAGTGGAGAAATCCACCTGAGGTGACCATCTTATGAAATGCAATACTGGCAGCCAAACAGGTTATCTCCGCTTCGGTTTCACAGCCGAAAGGAGACAATCACATGGCAATCAATGACAATCAGAACACTCGCTTCATTTACGTTCGCTCCACCAAGGAGAAAATCCCTTGCACAGAGCAGCAGTTTCAGGACTTTTATCGCATGGCCGGAGCCGTCCGTAAAAAGGAACAGTACCACCACCGCTGCAAATGCCCGAAGCAATTCTTCTGGGCCTGCGATGGCGACTGCGAAAACTGTGAACATCATTTAGGCTACGGTACGCTTTCGCTCGATGCACCTAATACCGACGACGATAGCACGCTCCTTGACACCGAGCTTACCGAAACCGTCAGCATGGAAGAGGTCTATGCAGACCGTGCCCTTTTGGAGCAGCTGTTCCAGCGCCTTCAGGAGCTCGACCCGGATGCCGACCGCATCATTAAACTGTGGAGCGAAAACGACAAGATTTCCGACCGCAGCATTGCCGAGGCTCTGGGCCGCAAGCAGCGCACCTTTGCCGACCAGATGAAACGAATCCGCACTGAGCTGCGTAAGGTACGTGGCTATTAAATAGGTAGCGCACCTGGTTTTACTCTCCGGCTGGGCCAGTCTCAGTCGGAAAGAAAAACTTTTTTGAAAAATATCCGCTCAACTCTGTAATTCCTCTCCAGTGGGAAATTGTGAGGCACAACAAAACAGCCTCTCAGAAACGGAGGTGAGCATCATGAAGCAGGCTTATCACAAAAGCGATACCGACCTTGAAACGATTGAAGTTCTTACGGCAATCAGTCAGGTATCCGCAAGAATGGCGAGAAACCTTAAAATCCTCGCCGCAACAAGACAATCCGAGGAAGGAGGAAGAATCCATGAGCAAAATGAACGATATGGCTATGACCATCGAAGAACTGTGCAATGCAGCTGCTACCATCGCTGATGCAGCCGACTGGCTGGCAAAACAATTCAGCGGCGATGCTGCTGAGCAGCCACCTGCAGAAGAAGTCGCTGCCAAGCCGGAGCCTAAGCCCCAGCTGACGCTGGAACAGGTACGAGCTGTACTGGCAGATAAATCCCGTGCCGGTCACACCGCTGCTGTACGTGAGTTGCTTCTGAAATATGGAGCCAGCAAGCTGTCACAAATTGACCCGGCAAATTATGAAGCCCTCTTGAGGGAAGCGGAGGTGCTTGGCGATGCCACCTAATGGACATGCAATTCTCTCCGCCTCCTCTGCCAATCGCTGGCTCCACTGTCCGCCTTCTGCAAGGCTTGGTGAGAGCTACGAGGATAAAGGCAGCGACTATGCAGCGGAGGGCACCGACGCACACAGCCTTTGCGAGTACAAGCTCCGCAAGGCGCTGGGCCAGAAGGCCAAGAATCCTACCAAGAAGCTGTCCTGGTACAGTGAAGAAATGGAGGATTGTGCTATCGGCTATGCTGCTTACATCCTTGAGCAGGTGGAAGCTGCCAAGCAGACTTGCGCCGACCCGGTCGTTCTGATTGAACAGCGAGTAGATTTCTCCCGTTGGGTAGAACAGGGCTTCGGTACGGCAGACTGCATCGTCATCGCAGACGGTACACTCCGCATTTGCGATTACAAACACGGTCTGGGCATCCTCGTTTCGGCTGAGGATAATCCGCAGATGAAATGCTACGCACTCGGCGCTCTGGAGCTGTTCGACGGCATCTACGACATCGATACGGTCAGTATGACTATCTACCAGCCCAGACGCCAGAACATCTCAACCTGTGAGCTTTCCAAGGACGAGCTTTACCGCTGGGCCGAAGAAGTTCTGAAGCCTACCGCAGCCTTGGCCTTTGCCGGTGATGGCAGTTACTTGTGCGGCGAGTGGTGCGGCTTCTGTAAGGCCAAGCATGAATGCAGAGCCAGAGCCGAAGCAAATCTCTCTCTTGCACAACATGACTTCAAGCTGCCTCCGCTGCTCACGGATACAGAAATCGAAGTCATCCTCTCCCGTGTGGACGAGCTGGTAGCATGGGCTTCCGACATCAAGGAATACGCCCTGCGTCAGGCAGTCAGCGGCAAGGAATGGAACGGCTGGAAGCTGGTCGAAGGTCGCTCCAACAGGAAATACACTAATGAAGCTGCTGTCATTCAGGCAGTCAGCGAGGCAGGCTTCGACCCGTATGAGAAGAAGCTGCTTGGTATTACAGCCTTACAGAAGCTCCTTGGCAAGTCACGCTTTGATGAACTTCTGACCGGCTTTATCGAAAAGCCGCAAGGCAAACCAACACTCGTGCCGGAGAGCGACAAACGCCCGGCAATGAATAACGCAAAAAACGATTTTATGGAGGAAAATGACAATGAGTAAAAATATGAAAGCTACAAATCCCATGAAGGTAATCACTGGCCCGGACACCCGTTGGAGCTATGCCAACGTCTGGGAGCCGAAATCCATCAACGGTGGCGCTCCGAAGTACAGCGTCAGCCTCATCATCCCGAAGTCCGACACCAAGACCGTCGCTAAGATTGAAGCTGCTATCGAGGCAGCCTACAAGGAAGGCGAAGGCAAGCTCAAGGGCAACGGTAAGTCCGTACCGGCACTGTCCGTTCTGAAGACCCCTATGCGTGACGGCGACCTGGAGCGTCCGGATGACCCGGCCTACGCCAACGCCTACTTCGTGAATGCCAATGCTACCTCTGCTCCCGGCATCGTAGATGTTGACCGCAATCCTATCCTGACTCGCTCTGAGGTTTACTCTGGCGTGTACGGTCGTGCCAGCATCAGCTTCTACGCCTTCAACAGCTCTGGCAACAAGGGCATCGCCTGCGGCTTGAACAACCTGCAGAAGGTGCGTGACGGTGAGCCGCTCGGTGGCAAGTCCAGCGCTGAGTCTGATTTCGCAACGGATGAAGCCGACGATTTCCTTGACTAACAACAGCATCTAAGTAACCGGCAGGGTGGCGGAGAAATCTACCACCCTGTTTGACACTTGCGGAAAGGACGTGCTTTTATGAAAACACTGAGTATTGATATTGAAACCTACAGCAGCACGCCGCTACAAAAATCTGGCGTGTACCGCTATGTGGAGGCTCCTGATTTTGAAATCCTGCTCTTTGGCTACAGCGTGGATGCTGGCCCGGTGCAGGTCATCGACCTTGCCTGCGGTGAACATATCCCGAAAGAGATACTGGATGCCTTGGAGGACGAGGCCGTTATAAAATGGGCCTTCAACGCCAGCTTTGAACGAATCTGCCTCTCTCGCTTCTTGGGTTATCCGACCGGCGATTATCTTGACCAGGAAAGCTGGCGTTGCTCTATGATATGGGCGGCCACAATGGGACTGCCGTTATCCTTGGAGGGTGTTGGTGCCGTTCTCGGTCTTGAAAAGCAAAAGCTCTCAGAGGGCAAAGACCTCATCAAATATTTTTGCCAGCCCTGCGCTCCTACCAAAACCAATGGACAGCGCAATCGCAATCGACCCTTCCATGCACCAGATAAATGGGCCGACTTCAAACGCTACAATATCCGTGATGTGGAAACCGAGATGGGCATCCAGCAGCGGCTTTACAAATTCCCGGTGCCTGAAATGGTGTGGGATGAGTACCACCTTGACCAGCAGATAAATGACACCGGTGTAAGGCTTGACCTGGAACTGGTAAAGCAGGCGCTTGAAATGGATGACCGTTCCCGTAAAGAACTGACCACGGCAATGCAGCGTATCACGGCATTGGAAAACCCGAACTCTGTCCAGCAGATGAAGCAGTGGCTGGCCGAAAACGGCATGAAAACGGACAGCTTGGATAAAAAGGCTGTTGCTGAACTTTTGAAAGCAGCTCCACCAGAGCTTTGCGAGGTTTTGACCCTGCGCCAGCAGCTGGCAAAGTCCTCTGTTCGCAAATATCAGGCAATGGAAAAGACCGTATGCGCTGATGGTCGTGCCCGTGGCATGTTCCAGTTTTATGGAGCCAATCGCACAGGCCGTTTTTCCGGACGTAATATCCAGCTGCAAAATCTGCCGCAAAATCATCTGCCTGACTTAGCGGAAGCACGTGCCCTTGTGCGTTCCGGTGACTTTGAGGGTGTAGAGCTCCTGTATGAAGATGTGCCCGATACGCTCTCGCAGCTTATCCGCACAGCCTTTATTCCACGGGAAGGCACACGCTTTTATGTTGCTGACTTTTCTGCCATTGAAGCTCGTGTCATTGCATGGTTTGCAGGCGAAAGCTGGCGACAGGAGGTCTTTGCCAAGGGCGGCGATATCTATTGCGCCTCTGCCAGTCAGATGTTTCGAGTGCCGGTAGAAAAGCATGGCATCAACGGTCACCTTCGTCAAAAAGGTAAAATCGCTGAACTGGCCCTCGGCTATGGTGGCAGTGTCGGTGCCCTTAAAGCAATGGGCGCTTTGGACATGGGCCTCACTGAAGAGGAGCTTCCTCCGCTGGTTGATGCTTGGCGACAGTCCAATCCGAAAATTGTCGAATTTTGGTGGGTCGTTGACCGGGCAGTTATGGAGGCCGTGAAGTATAAGCACACCACCACCGATTACGGTCTGACCTTTTCCTGCCGCAGCGGCATGCTGTTTATCACACTGCCCTCCGGCAGAAAGCTGGCCTATGTAAAACCCAAGGTCGGTATAAATAAATTTGGTGGCAGCTGCATCACCTACGAAGGTGTTGGCGGCACCAAGAAGTGGGAACGACTGGATTCGTATGGCCCGAAATTTGTCGAAAACATTGTGCAGGCAACAGCTCGTGACATCCTGTGCTATGCCATGAAAACACTGCGTTGCTGCTCCATTGTCATGCATATCCACGACGAACTGGTCATCGAAGGCGACCCTCGTATGTCGCTTGACGCAATCTGTGAACAGATGGGCCGCACTCCACCGTGGGCAGAAGGCCTGTTACTGCGTGCCGATGGCTACGTCACAGATTTTTATAAAAAAGATTAAAAATACTCCGCTCAAATCGGGCGTTCATCTCCAGTGGGAAATTAGAGGTGGACGCTCTTTTTCTATGCCCACCCGGAAAGGAGAAATCGTGCAATGAGCATCAGCAAATTTAACAGCGAGGGATATTTTGACCCCACAGCCTACGGCGCACTGTCCGTTATCGACAAGGAAGAACGTGCCCTTCGTGCTTTCAGGCCAATCGTCTACATCTGCTCTCCCTTTGCCGGAGACATCGATGCCAACGTGAAAGCTGCCAGAGCCTACAGCCGTTTTGCCGTGGAAGCCGGTTATATCCCCATCGCACCGCATTTGCTATTTCCGCAGTTTCTGAATGATGCCGACCCACAGGAACGTCAGCTTGGTCTGTTCTTCGGAAACGCCCTAATGAGCAAGTGTTCCGAGGTCTGGGTGTTTGGCAAAAACATCTCATCCGGCATGGAAGCTGAAATTGAACGGGCCAAGTGGAAGAACTACCGCTTGCGTTATTTTACCGAAAATCTTGAGGAGGTCTAAGACTATGTATGAAGTAATCGAAAAAAGAAAAATGCTGCCTGATGGCACGGATATCAGCACCTATACCCGTGAGGTGGTGAGCGCCAACATTCTCGAAGTCGAAGCTGGCACTACCGGCTATCAAGGTGGCGACACCGGCCACGGCGGACGTACCTACTTTCGCATTCAGGATGCTGCCAGCACCGATATGGACATCCATGTTATGCGTGACCGTTTTGGAGATGCGACCGGCTTTGAGGTTTTCCTTGGCGGCGACTGTGAGCTTGAAACTACCATCCGTGCTTTGAAGTTTATCACCAAGGTGCTGGAGGAGGAATCCAAGGAGGTGTTTGACTAATGTTCACTCTGTATTCTGCGGACGTTGCCGGCAATCCCGGTAACTGCTCCTATCCCCATAAGCAGGTCGTTTTGGATAAAGCAAATCTGAAGGCGGCCATTTGCCATGACTATGTATGCGCTGAATACCGCAACAGCTATCGTAACGGCGAAAACTTCATCGGCAGCGATTGCCTGCCGGTGGACTGCGACAATGACCACTCTGAAAATCCGGAGGATTGGATTACACCAGAGGACGTGATGCAGGCTTTTCCGGGCGTGACCTTTGCGATTCATTACAGCCGCTTCAATCAGCGTGAGAAAAATGGAAAGCCTGCAAGGCCCAAATTCCATGTACTCTTTCCGATTGATACCGTAACGGATGCAACGCTCTATAGCGATATGAAAAAGCTGGTCAACTCCATCTTTCCGTATTTTGACACGCAAGCGCTGGATGCCGCACGTTTCTTCTTTGGAACTGCTGCTGCCGAGGTTGCTCTTTATCCGGGCCGCATGAATCTGACCGAGTTTCTGGATGATGACCTGTTCGATGAAGGTCTGCCGGAGGGTCAATATGATTCTTCCGTTATCCCGGAAGGCAGCCGCAATGCAACGCTGAGCCGTTTCGCCGGTCGTGTCATTAAGAAATACGGCGATACGGATAAGGCCTACCAGACCTTTCTTGAAGAAGCGGCAAAATGTGAGCCGCCTCTTGATAACAGCGAACTCGGTACTATCTGGCACAGCGCTCAGCGTTTTTATGCAAGGCTCTCCAGCCAAGAGGGCTATGTGGCACCAGAGGTTTACAACGACCCGTCCTGTTATAAGCCGGTCGATTATTCTGACGTTGGACAGGCTGAGGTGCTGGCGAAATATTTCTCAAAAGAGCTGCGCTACTCTCCGGCCACCCACTTTATCCGCTACTCTGACCACTACTGGCAGGAATCCGAGCCCGGTGCACAGGCAGTCGCTCATGAGCTGACCCGTCGCCAGTTAAAGGAATCCGGCAACGACCTGCTTTACTCTTTGGAAAAGCTGAAGAACTGTGGTGCGCAGGCGATTTTGGAAGGTGCCTCCAAGAGCAAGGCCGAACAGCTGATGAACGAAGAACAGCTGCAGGCTTTTCAGGAATTTTCTGCAGCCAAGGCCTATCAGGCTTTTGCAGTCAAGCGCCGTGACTCCAAGAACATCACCTCGACGCTGAAGGAATCCCATCCAATGCTGGAGATTTCGCCGAGGGATTTGGATGCCGACTGCTTTGCCCTGTGTACGCCCGAAGCTACTTACGACCTGCGCAAAGGCATGGCTGGTGCCAGAGAGCCTTCGCCGGAGGACTATATCACCAAAATCACCTCGGTATCGCCGGGCCAAAAGGGCCAGCAACTCTGGCTTGACAGCCTTGACCTTATCTTCCAGCGCAATCAGGAGCTCATCGATTATGTGCAGATGATTTGCGGACTGGCTGCAATTGGCAAGGTTTATGTGGAAGCCCTCATCATTGCCTACGGCGATGGCCGGAATGGTAAGTCCACCTTCTGGAACGCCATCTCCAGAGTGCTCGGTCTGTACAGCGGCAACATCTCTGCCGATACGCTAACCGTTGGCTGCCGTAGAAATATCAAGCCCGAAATGGCCGAGGTCAAGGGTAAACGTCTACTCATTGCTGCAGAAATGCAGGAAGGTGCCCGTCTGAATGATTCGACCGTCAAACAGCTCTGTTCCACCGATGAGGTGTTTGCGGAAAAGAAATATAAAGACCCGTTTGCCTTCAAGCCCTGTCACACCCTTGTGCTGTATACCAATCATCTGCCTCGTGTCAGTGCTTCCGATGATGGCATCTGGCGTCGACTTATCGTCATTCCGTTCAATGCCAAGATTACCGGCAACAGCGACATCAAAAATTACGGTGAGTACCTGTATGACAATGCCGGTGACAGCATTCTGGCGTGGGTCATCGAGGGTGCCAAAAAGGTCATCGAGCTGGAATACCAGATTCCTGTTCCGGCCTGCGTGCAAAAGGCCATTGATGAATACCGCAATCAGAATGACTGGTTTGGACATTTCATGGAGGATTGCTGCGACATCGACCCTTCCTATAAGGAAAGCTCCTCTGGGCTGTATCAGGCCTACCGTAACTACTGCGTCGATACCAACGACTATGTGCGCAACACGGCAGATTTCTATCTTGCCTTGGAGAGCGCCGGTTATGAGCGTGTCGTGCAAAATCGGAAGCGTTACTTTAAGGGCCTGCGTTTGACACAGAAAAATGACGCTGAGGAAGATTTTTTGAACTGATTATCTATAGATGACAAGGTGTATCAAGGTCATATACAAAAGTTCTCTTAGCACTATAAAAAAAGCTATAAGAAAAAGTTAGGAAAAGACCCTTGATACACCTTGCACATCTTGATTAAAAGCCCTGATGGGAGGACAAGTATGCGAGAAAAAACGATAGAAACCAAATTAACCGTGGCGGTCAAAAAGGCCGGTGGCATCGCAGTAAAGTTCGTGTCTCCGAGTTTCGACGGGATGCCCGACCGCCTTATCTTATTACCTGATGGCGTTATCGCCTTCGTAGAACTGAAGGCACCGGGAAAACGCCCACGCCCACTTCAGGAAGCAAGGCACAGACTGCTGCGCTCCTTGGGCTTTCGTGTTTACGTCATCGACAGTATAGAACAGATTGGATGGATGCTTCTTGAACTTCAAACCACATGATTATCAGGCCTTTGCCATCGACTACATCGAGACGCATCCCGTAGCTGCTGTACTGCTCGATATGGGTCTTGGCAAGACGGTGATTTCCCTGACTGCCATCGCTGACCTGCTGTTTGACAGTTTTCTGGCCTACCGCATTCTGGTGGTCGCCCCACTTCGAGTGGCCCGTGATACCTGGCCAGCAGAACTTGAAAAGTGGTCGCACCTGAAACACCTGACCTTTAGCGTTGCCGTTGGCAGTGTAAAGGAGCGCCGAGCGGCTTTGATGACTGCAGCCGATATTACCATCATCAATCGTGAAAACCTGCAATGGCTGATTGAGGACAGCAATCTTCCCTTTGACTACGATATGGTAGTTATCGACGAGCTCTCCTCCTTCAAAAATCACCAGTCAAAGCGTTTCCCGTCTTTGATGAAGGTACGGCCCAAGGTCAAACGTATCATCGGCCTGACTGGCACACCAAGCTCCAATGGCCTTATGGATTTATGGGCCGAGTTCCGGCTGCTGGATATGGGCAAGCGCCTCGGTCGCTTCATTACCGAATACCGCAACAATTACTTTACACCGGATAAGCGAAACGGCATGATTATCTATTCCTACAAGCCACAGCCCTATGCAGAGGAGCTTATCTACCGGCAGATTTCAGATATTACGATTTCCATGAAATCCACTGACCACCTGCAGATGCCGGAGCTGATTTCTTCGCAGTATGAGGTGAAGCTCTCCAAGGAAGAACGCCAGCGCTACGAGGAACTGAAAAAAGACCTGGTATTGCAACTGCCGGACGGAGAAGTGACTGCTGCCAATGCAGCCTCTCTCACCAGCAAGCTATCCCAGCTGGCCAATGGTGCGATTTATGCCGATACCGGCGATACCATCGAATTTCATGACCGAAAGCTGGATGCACTGGAGGATATTCTGGAAGCAGCAAACGGCAAGCCCGTTCTGGTGGCCTACTGGTTTAAGCATGACCTGGAACGTATCAAGCGCCGCTTTACGGTAAGAGAAATAAAGGAAAGCCGGGATATCACCGACTGGAATGCCGGAAAAATCCCGGTAGCCGTTATCCATCCTGCCTCTGCCGGTCATGGCCTGAATCTGCAGGCTGGCGGCTCCACCCTTATCTGGTTTGGGCTGACCTGGTCACTGGAGCTTTACCAGCAGACCAACGCCCGATTATGGAGGCAAGGCCAGACCTCCGGTACTGTGGTGATAGAACACATCATCACAAAAGGCACCATCGACGAGCGCATCTTAAAGGCCCTCTCTCAAAAGGAGCTGACCCAGACCGCTTTGATTGATGCCGTAAAAGCCAATCTATGACAATCAATGCCAATCCGAGGGAAATTAAAAATTCCGGAGGTATCGTATGACAGAAAAAGAATACTTACTACAAGCTCGTTACCTTGACGAGCGTATCAATTCTAAAATCCAGCAAATCGCTTCTTTGAACGAGCTGGCGACCAGATGCACCTCTACCATTTCGGATATGCCGAGAAATCCAAATCACGGTGGCTCTCGTATGGCAGATGCCGTAATCAAGATTGTTTCCCTGCAGGAAGAAATCAACGGAGACATCGACGCACTGGTAGACCTGAAGCATGAAATCATGGGTGTCATCAAAGCAGTCCCCAATGTGGAGTACCAGACCTTACTGGAGAAGCGCTACCTGTGCTTCATCACCTGGGAGCAGATTGCCGTCGATATGAACTACTCCATGCAGCACATCCACCGCATGCACAGCGCCGCACTAAAAGAAATCACCGTGCCGCCAAAGCATGAGAGTTAATGTGATAGAATGAGACTCCCTTCCTATGATATTATTACAATAGCGAAAAGCGAAAATCACAGAGAGCCTTGTGGGTCACACGACCTGCAGGGCTTTTCTTATGCCCGAAGGAGGTGAACACAACATGCCAAGGAAACCAAAACGACCGTGTTCCCATCCCGGCTGCCCCAACCTAACAGACGGTCGCTACTGTCCGGAACACGAGAAGGAAGAAAACAAACGCTACGAACGGTACGACCGTGACCCTGCTACCAAGCGACGCTACGGCAGGGCTTGGAAACGCATCCGTGACAGCTACGCTGCTGCCCATCCACTGTGTGAGCAGTGCCTGAAGGACGGACGCTACGTTGCGACCGAGGAGATACATCATAAGCTGCCACTCTCTCAGGGTGGTACGCATGATAGAAGTAATCTCATCGCCCTATGTAAAAGCTGTCATGCAAAGATTCATGCCGAGCATGGAGACCGCTGGCACAATAAATAGGGCTCCCGGAAGGTCGTTAGACCTTTTGGGAAAAGGACGAGCAGCGTAGTGAACGAGCTTTCGTATTTATACGGAAGCGAATGATGCGGAGCTTGTGAGGACGCAGGGGCGGTCTACTTCTCTACAGTGAAGTTGCCGTGGAACGGGCGTGGGCTCTTACGCACAAAGTCGCAAATTCAAACGGGGTATATAGGCCCCCGAAATGGAGGTGTGAAAATGGCTAAGGACGGTACAAACCGTGGTGGTGCCCGTATAGGTGCCGGAGCCAAGAAAAAGCCCTTAGCTGATAAGCTCGCCGAGGGTAATCCGGGCAAACGAGAGTTGACTGTCATCGACTTCGATAATCAATCAGCCGATTTAGAAGGTCAGCCGATGCCCAAACCATCCAGACTATTATCTGCAAAGCAAAAGGACGGCAAAAAGCTGCTGGCTTCCGGTATCTACAAAAAGACCTGGAACTGGCTGCAGGAACGCCACTGCGCATCACTGGTTTCGCCCGACCTATTGGAACGGTATGCCATGAGCGCTGCTCGTTGGATTCAATGTGAGGAAGCCATCTCCGAGTTTGGTTTCTTAGCCAAGCATCCGACGACCGGCAATGCAATCCAGTCGCCCTACGTGGCCATGAGTCAAAACTTCATGTCCCAGACCAATCGTCTCTGGATGGAAATCTATCAAATCGTAAAAGAGAATTGTGCCAGCGAGTACAACGGTGCCACTCCGATGGATGACACGATGGAACTGCTGCTGCGTGCACGGAAAGGAAATTGATATGAACATTACTTATAAAACCGCAGAGTCCGTCTGCGAAGGGCATCCTGACAAGCTGTGTGATAAAATCGCCGATGCAATTCTGGATGCGTATTTGAGAAAAGATAAAAGTGCTCATGTTGCTGTGGAGGTCATGGCCGTTGGCCGCCGCATTATCGTTGGCGGCGAAATCAGCTCCACTGCCAAGGTCAATATTCAGGCTGTAGTCTGGCGTGTGCTGGACGACGTCGGCATGAAATCGTGGAGGCGTCTGCTTCAGGTCTATGTGAGAAAACAGAGTCCTGACATCGCTGGCGGCGTAAACTACTCCTTGGAAAGCCGCAACGGCGATGACAGCTGGTATTCCTCTATGGGTGCTGGCGACCAGGGCACTGTTTATGGTTATGCCATTGATGAGGGCGGTTATCGCTACCTTCCGCTTCCGCTGCTCTATGCACACGACATCTGCAAAAAGCTGGATGAGTGCCGCAAGTCCGGTCTCGTTCACGACATCCTGCCGGACGGCAAGGCGCAGGTCACCATTGAATATCGTGATGGGCAGCCTGCTCGTGTGAAGGCCATCGTGGTCTCCATTCAGCACAAGGAAAGCGTACAGCTCGAACAGCTGCGCAGTGAAATCATCTCCAATATCCTGTGGCCCGTTTTCGAGAAGTTCCCGTTTGATAAGGACACCGAGATTTTGGTGAATCCTTCCGGTCGCTTCGTCAAGGGTGGCCCAGATGCTGATACCGACCTCACCGGCAGGAAGCTGATGGTCGATAGCTACGGTGGCCTTGCGCATCATGGCGGTGGTGCCTTCTCCGGCAAAGACCCGTCCAAGGTTGACCGCTCCGGTGCCTATATGGCTCGTTACATTGCAAGAAATCTCGTCTCCTCCCGTATCGCCAAGGAATGTGAGGTCAGCATCTCCTACGCCATCGGCAAGGCTGACCCGGTGGCCTTTACCGTGAACACCTTCGGCACCAGCAAGTATCCGGATGAGGCAAACCGTAAAGCCTGCCTTGAGGTTTTCAACCTGCGTCCGGCAGCCATCATCGAAAAGCTGTGCCTGCGCAATGCCGATTATGAAAAGACCGCCACCTATGGTCATTTCACCGGCTATAACACTTGGGAGGATTCGCTCTCCCTGAAGGAAGATATCCGTTTGGAGGAGGTCGTGAAAAAGTATGCAGATTGAAACAAAGAATGTGAAAGACCTGCTCCCGGCAGAATACAATCTGAATAGGTTATAATAAATTATACAAATCATATTCGGTCATGATATAATGAGAAAAATGGAGGATAACTATCATGGCAGGAAAAGTAAAAAATTACACCGATGATTTTAAAAAGCAAATAGTCGCATTAAGGCAAAATGGTAAACCAGCAGCAGAAATAGCTAGAGAATATCAACTGGCTAAATCAACAGTAGTGAAATGGACAAATGACTATGGTAATACAGGTTCTTTTAAGGCTAAAGATAACAGAACTGACGAAGAAAATGAGTTGATTCGCCTTCGTAAAGAAA